TAAGAAACCGCAAAGGAAACGGCCGGGCTTATTCCCCTTTCGGGTCTTGTATTCGCCCACTCCCGACTTAATATCGTTATTTTTTTTGTCACGTTTCGGGTGACACCGTTCCTTTGTGGAGTTTCTTAGGCTCCGAGGCAGACAATCACACCAAAACGCGCTGTTTGTCAATCAATTTTCTTTTTATCAGGGTAGGGGCGGCATTCTCCATCTACGGAAACCGCGAAATCAATACTGCCATATTGCATGAAGTAGTCTAGCATCTGCGGCTCCTTTAATAGCATCGTCAAGAAAGATACAGCCTGTTTTCGTGCCTTCTTCACTGATTTTATGCCAATCCAGAAGTTATCCTTTTCAAACATTGTGCGTATATCCAGCAACGCTTTGAAATATCCGCCGCGGAAGTTGTCGAACATCTGAAAACCCCTTGATTGTTAAAATCCATGTTGCGCCAAAACTCCATTGGCCCAGCGCTTCACCGCCTCGCTGCTCAACAACATGCAGACGCCCACCCGAATCGCCCGTGGAAAGTTGCAGGTGCCGTGTTTTTCCCATGTGCGCAATTTTGGTTCGGATATGCCCAAATATTGCGCAGCGGCGGAAAACGTCCAGAAAACCGATTGCCCGCTGGTTTTCGTGGCGACGCTGCTTTCCGTCTCGAACAGCAAACCATCCTTCTTCAGCGCGGCGCGGATTTCACGGTCTGTCTGCGCTCCGGCCCGGCCATACAGCACATTATGCAGCGCGGTGTAGTTGATATCCCGTGCTTTCGCCCACATGCCCAGCGTCATGCCACGGCGCAAAAGTTCTGTTTTTATTCGGTCTCGGTCGAGCATGGTTCGGCCTCTGGTCTTTACCTTGCGTTTCCTCTAAATTAATTTTCCCGCTCAATGCCACCAATCACATCTACAACCCGGAACTCCATCTTCACTCCCGGCGGCAATGTCGTGCAGCCTTCCGGCAACCTACCGCCAACAACCTGAGCAACAATCAACGCGTCACCGGGTTTCAACAGGATGGACTGCCGGTTATAGGGGATTTCAACGCCCAACATCCGCGACAGGATTTCAGCCGTCTCCCGGTGCCCAACCACCTTACAGACATGCGGATTGTTTTTCAGTTCATGCGCTACTTCTTCCAGCGTAAGGGCGTTCTGTTCAAAAACGGCGGGCGGTTTAACCATCTGCAAACTAAAGGCGTTTCCGAGGTAAACAGTCATTGTGCTTTATCCTTTCAGACGCGGTAGTTACCCACCGCGCCGGGTATCATCAGTCATTTAACAGCGGCCATGCGAACAACAAAGCTACCAAAATCAGCCAAAAATACTCTTCACTCATGTTTCCATTCCTGTTTCAGCCGGGCGATAAAATATTGGGCAACGTTATCCGTGAAACTGGCGATTTTATTGAAATCATGGTTGCCGTTGGACAACTTGAGCATGACTTGCGCGGCCTTTTCGCTGTTACCATCCACCCGCTTCAAAATCTCGTTTTGCAGTTCATTTTGCAGTTTCCCGGTCTTTGCCATTGCTTCACCTCATATCAGGTGTGGATTCCAGAACTGCCATTCATCACAGCACACACCCCAGCGCTTCAATTCCAGGTCGCCTACCGAGCATTTTGGCGGGATGCCGCCGAGACAGTGATGGCAGGTGCCGCAGGTTTTGGTGGTCTGCATGGCGCTCAAAGGTTCCTGGCACCAGATGCGGAATTCACACCACTCACATAACGGGCTTTCTTCCTTTTTAGGCATGATGGAAGATGTAATGATTTCAGCGGCTTTCTGGTGCAAAGTGTTGAAATCTTCCCGGACGAAGTAGCAGCGTTCGGTGTAGATCTCGCAGGTGTTCTTGTTCATCACTACCCACAAAGCCCGCTCCAATCCCGAATAACCCATGTAGCATTGGACTTGCCCGTAATAGGTGGGGCTAGTTTTCGCGATGCTGTTTTCCTTGAATGCCTTGAATTTCTTCTCGTTTGCCGATTTGATTTCCAAAATGTGCGGGCGGCTGGTTATGCCGTGAATAATGCCGTCACAATGGCCTTTAAAAAATCCGTTGTGGGCGGAAAAGTCCAGTTGCTGGCTGTCGATCTGGTATCCTGCCTCTTTCAGCCAATGGATCACGGCGTCTTCCACCCGGTTGCCCATGTCGAAAATCATGGCGGCACGACCATCAAGGGGCAGGGGCGTGTATCCACGGAATCCGAACCAGATTTTTCGTTTACATGGATCTCCTATCTGGCTCATGCCCAGATAGTTTCGGGATTCACCACGGGCGCGGCTTGCGGCCTCGTACATCTCGTTTGCAATTTTGTTTTCTTGTGGTATCGGTGCCATGTCATGCGCTCCATCTGGCAACGTTGTAGTATTTATTGCTGCGTTTGATGCTGATCATCTCCGGCATGGTGATTTCGTTCCGCCGTGATAATGCTTCCAGAACCGTGTTCGGTGGCTCATTTCCGGTGAGCCTCATCCAGTCTTTACGGGCACGGTCACGCCCGTAAAACGAAGCGTTGCCCTCAAAATCAAGGAAATGGTTCACCAATAGGGGCATTTGAGACAGCTCCGGAGCGGAAACGTTGAGCGAGAGCCGTGCCATGTAGTTGCCCGCTTTACTCATGAAATCGTTGAAATTCCATGAGCAGATCTTTGCCGGAACCGGGCCATTTACAAACTTCACGTCCCGCATGGTCACATCGACTTTTTCCTCGATCTCAATTCTGGGCGGCTCCCAGCCACAATCGGGGCAGCACTTGTACCGGATGGAGAAGATCGTTTTGCACCGCTCACAGGTCCGCATGGGTTCCTGCTTTTCTTCATCTTTTTTCTTGGCTCCGGTGGGAACCTCCACAATGGGATCATTTATGTCCCCATGTTTCCGGCAGTTTCCGGAGAGATCCAACAGCAGACAATCATCTTTCCTTTCATGGATCCGCAAACCGCGTCCCACCATCTGGACATAGAGCGCAGGCGACATCGTGGGGCGGCAAAAGAGGATGCAATTCACCGAGGTACAGTCCCATCCCTCGGTCAGAACGCCCACATTGCAGATCACCCGGCATTTGCCGCTTTCAAAATCATCCATTGCTTTCTGCCGGTGTTCCTTTTTCATCTCCGAATGAATCACCGTCGCGGTATATCCGGCATGGCGAAAAGCGTCCCGCAAAAGTTCGGCGTGTTCGATGGTTACGCAGAAGGCCACGACATGCTTTCTATCCTCGCCGTATTCCTGATAGGCATGGACGGCGGAATCAAGATGACACTGGCGGCTCATGGTTTCTCCCAACTGGCCGAGGTTATATTCGCCGGTAGAGGTCGAAACGTGCTTCAAATCATCTTCAATGTTTTCAGCCTCTTTGGCCTTCAGGCTGACCAAAAAACCACGTTCTTGCAGGTCAGCAATGCTGACCCAGCAATGCAGCTGATCCCACCAGTTCACCGCGCCGGGGCGGCAGTTTTTACCGTAGATGTACCCATGCCCCAAACGGTACGGCGTCGCTGTGACGCCTAAAACCCGCATTTTCGGGTAATATTCTTCCAGTTGGAGCAACAGCTTTTGATACTGGCTCTTGACATTGCGCGGCGGGACCCGGTGACATTCGTCGATAATCAGCAAATCCAATGGTGGCATGGCTTTCACCCGGTTGGACAGCGTTTGCGGGGAGCCAATAACCACAGGCCGCCACAGATCGACGACCTGTGATACCGATGCACATGCAAGCCCTATCTGATCTTTCCCCTCCGGCCATACCTTCAGCAATTTGTCGTATGCCTGCCGCACCAGAATTTCGCGATGGGCGAGGATACCGATCCGCATCTGGTAGGTCTCCATGCAGTGTTTGATCAGGGCGGATACCAAAATCGTTTTGCCCGCACCTGTGGCCGCTTGCGCGAGGATATACCGCTCACTGCGCATGGCTTGCAGGATTGCTGCAAGCGCCGCCTGCTGGTATGGCCGGAGTTCCATCATGGCTCAATCACTCCCACGGTTTGAGGGCGGGCGGAGCCTGGGGAGGCGGAACCGGGTGCAGGTTGGGTTTTGCCTGCGGCTGCGCCTGTGCGGGCGCGGCCTGATGGGAATTGATGTCGGAATACCCCTCAATGTTTGTGTATTCTTTCCCGTTGTATTCTCTCGGTCTTCCACACTTGATGAACATGTAGTGCCCGTGAAATTCGCTGGTATCAGAAACCATGTTGGGATTGCGGTGCCCACACGCGATGGCGATGGTTTTCAGGCGGCGCTGGGCAAAATCGGCAACTTTCGGATTGTTACTCCAGAGGGAAAGGCGGTCAAATACGGTTTCACCCTTGTGGTCGCCGTCCTGGATTTCATACGAGAAAACAATCTGCTGTTCCCCGGTGCGGGTTTCCTTGACTTCGCTGTCCACGATGGCAACAGGATAATCACCGGGAGGAAGTGGGCGGTATACGTCGAGGGCGTCATAGTTGCTCAGATTCATGTTCAAAAGTGCCATTGTTCGTTCTCCTTTTTCGTTTTTTTTCGGTTCTCGGTTATCAACTCAGGATCTTGTTTCGGATCGTTAAAAGGTTCGCGTCTTCAATTGCGTCCAGCTTACCGGAGCGGTCTTTGGCAACACCTACCGGCTCCCGCGTCTTGAAAACGAGGCTGGAATTGCCAGTTTCGTCAACTACCCGCTCCATGTAAAACACCTCGTCAAAATAGGATGTGAGGCGTTCTTTCAGTCCAGAGCCGCTAATCATCGGCGCTTTGTAACGCACCTTGTTTTGATCAGCGTCGATGGTTTCAAGGCAGGTAAAAACGACGTTGTAATCAGTGAGGTCACGAAATGCCTTAATGGCCGCCGTCATGGTTTCGTTATATTCACCCCACATCTTGAAACTGTCGGATGCCGACGGGAACTTCTGTTTGACATTCTCGACGCACCGCGCCGAGATTTCGGTCAAGCTGTCGATGAATATCCACTGATACCGTTCCTGAAATTCAGGTTGGAGGAAACACGCCTGAGCTTCCCGCAACTCGCTGAAGGTTCCAATTTCAAAGCCCTCAACATGGCCGCTTTCTACGAGGTCACGCACGCAGAGCAGCCCGCTTTCGGCGGACAGGGTACAAACCCTGCCCACCGGTTCGGCAACCTGTTCCCAGCCGTTCGGGCCGTAGGACTGGCCGAGGATGGTTCTCAAGAGGCTGGTTTTGCCGATACCGGCAGGACCAACCACCAAAGCACATATTCTGTTGGTCTTTTCTGGGGAGATCTTACGGAGTGCCATGATCACACCTCCCCGGCCTGATTGATGGCCTCGAAACTGATCTGCGGCGCGCCGGGGGAGACGGTGCGGGCGGCCTCGATGTAAGGGGCTTTGTCGGGGTTGGTATCCAGAAAGCCCTTGAGAGTGCGGGTGATGGGCTTAAATTCCCAGTCAAACAGTTTGAAGAAAAGGTCGTCGCCCAACTGGATGCGGGTGTTACGGAGAACTTTCTGATCCCAGCGGGTGTTCTCTTTTCTCTGGATCGTGAAATCATAACCGCCGCTGACCATGTGGGCGGTGTTCTTCCCTTCCGGGAAGGTTGCAACGGCGGCGATCTGTTTGGCCAGATCGCGCAGGCGGGCGGTTTTCTGTTCAACTTCAGCCTTCAAGTTTACATACTCGGAAAAAATAGCGTTTGTCATTTTCGTTTTCCTTTCTCGGTTTCGGATTTCGGTTCTCGGTTATCGGTTATCGGTTCAACATTTCCAGATGCGCCGCCACTTTGGCGGCGGTGTTGTCAAGTTCCCGGTCAATTGCGCCGGGAATCAGGGTTACAAACCACACTGTCACCGCCACAAACAGGGCGGCAACGATGGCGCGGGCGGTAATTTCAGCAATCAGGTCTTTTTTCATAACGTCCTCCTTTCGTTCGAGAAGGATACTAGTCAAAAACAGCTATTTCGTCAAGAAAAAATTCCATTTTTGGCTTTAAAAAATTAAAAAAGCAGGTATATATGGGGGCTTATGAAGGCATATTTTTTTTCGTATGGC